ATGAATATCGCCGAAGTTGTTGATCTTATTCATTGTTTCTTTCCACTCTTGTCCAGGAGGAACAATAACCTGCATAACGGTTTTCTTACCAGTACCTACCTGTTTGATTGGAACGTTCTGAACTGAATATCCTTCTCTCTCTAACAATATCAATGCATTTTTAAGCTTGCCATCAGATATGTTAAGTCTCTGAGGGGTGCCTGCACTAACACTTGTTGTGCCATATTTATCAACTTCTGCTTTTAACATTTTTGCTGTTGCTATGGCTTTGTTGTTTCTTTCGTCCAACTGTGGATTAAGATAGGATCTTACGGTTGACTCATTTATTCCCATCTCTCTACCAATCTGTGTTGGAGTCAGACCTTTGTCATGGAGTTCCATTACTTTAGAAACTTTCATGTTTCGATCTTCCATTCTTTCAACACTTGCTCTTCTCCTGAGCTCGGTTGATGACATCCCGAGGCCTTTCGCAATTTCAGTTTCTGACAATCCTTTAGCTTTCATGGCTTTAATATATCCACGAAATCCTCCGTCATGTTGATATGGATCCTCTCCAGAACCATAAGGATATCTGCCCGAATGATACTTAGTGCCATAATGCATAAGCTCATCATAATCCAGTTCATATTCGTTCATCTTATGATTCCTCCATGTTTATCTGAGTGATTTTCTTATCAAATGTTACAATCAAATCCATTATATGAGCTATCTCATCTGGATCTGGTTCAAATATCTGTACTTGATCTGATTGGTAAATTCTAAGTTCCATCTTAATATCAAATGGCTTATAATCGTATTCCAAACAGAATAGCGCGGCATAAATTTTAAGCTGATCAAATTTAGCCGGGTGAAACCCAGTCTTTAAATCATGAATCCTTAAAAAATTGTTTTTGAATGAGATTGCATCGGCTGTCCCGAAACAATTCGGAGAATAGTATAGTACTTGCTCCGATTGCATTTTATAACCGATTGCGTCGTTGACAAAAAGGTTTAAGGTTTGTTTTGTTCCTTTTGCCTGGACTCCATGTTTTATCATACTACTTGCTAGTTCATGGAGCTCGGTACCTTTTTGTTTAGCGATCTCATTTCTATAAACTTCTTCAAGTTTATTAATATCATAGCGAAGCCATGAGTATTTGCTCGCACCTAAAAATGCATGCAATCCCTCAAGTTCCGAATGCTTGTTGAAGATCACGCAATACCTCCTGCTTGTTCTCTGGGCAGATTGGTCTCGCAAACGACATCTTATTTAGAATATCAATGTAGTATTCTTGGTTCGGTCGGAATGAAGCATGATCATCTTTTTTAGATTCAAGTGCTGCCCACTTGCCTTTGTATAATACCAATAGGTCTGGAGCTCCTTGACGATCAATAGAGTCAACTTTAAATGTCATAGAACCAGGAAACATTGATTCAATCTCTTTACGAAGCTTAGCTTGAAACTTTGCTTCTGGCGTTCTAGCCATGAATATCAACTCCTTTTCTAAAAAATAAAAGAAGTGAGATGTGCATGGAAAATCCACACACTATCCTTCCTTCTCATTATAGGGAATGATTTTCACGCGAAAGCCGATTTGAAGTGAGATTTTTCATTGAAATTCTTTTTCTTGTCAAGATCTCGCTTTATAGCTTTATCTATCCAGGAGTCTGTTATTAAAAAGTAATAATGTAAATCTGTAAAATCTGTATTTCGTCTGTCTATTCTCCCAGCAGCTTGCTCGGTCATCTTATAGGAATAACTAAGACTATAAAAAACAATAGTATCTGTTAGAGTGCAGTTCCATCCTTCTGATCCAGCAGCATATTGGACTAAATATATCCAAGTATCTGTATCCGGTATCGGTTGATGATGATGCCCATTCCATTCAGAGTATCGAATATCATTCTCATTACACATAGCTCTAAGATTTTCTAATTCATAATCAAAATTATAGAATACTATGATCTTGCTATGCTTAGAATATAAATCTAATAGAGCCGCTATTCTATTAGGATTCTCATTTACAATCCTTCTTAATGTAGCATATAGTTCCGATACTTGCCGCATTGGTTTGTCTTCAAATATATTCCATCTTCTTCGAGCTGCATCTTTGAACACTATGCGGTCATAGTCGATAGTAACATTTTCATAATGCCTAACAGTATGCTTGTCGATTCGAATATCAACTAATAAAGCATCTCGCTGAGCCTCTAATGTTTTCTCGCCAATGTATCCTCTGATTTTATGATACTTATTGAATGGTTCAAATATGCATCTCTGCACTTCAAAGTCACTTTTATTCCTATAAAATTTGTTAGCTACGAATACTGGAATGTAATCAGTCCATGTATCTCCCGGGGTGGCACTGAGTAATATCCAATGGTTGTTATGGCATCGTCTATAATATACACTAGAATCTGTAATCTTATAGAATGCCTTAACCCATGCCCCGGAACCAACAAGTCGTTGCTCATCAAATATAAAGAATGCATTCTCAACATCGGTATATTTTCCAATGTTATTCCAAGAATCAATAACCACTTTTGTAGGATAAATCGAGAGCTTTTCATTGCGAGTTAATGTGAACTCTGCTAATTCATCATCCCACTCTAATGTGTCTCGCTTTTTAGCTGTCGTGATTATGTATAGATCCTTTGGATGTTTCATTCTAGAATATCTAGGTTCTATTGATCCACCGCATTCTTTGACAAAATAATAGGCTAAGGCGGTCCTGGATTTACCAGAACCAACCCCGCCACATAATATTTTACCAGATTTAAGTTTTTCTAAGGCTTCTCTTTGCCCTAGATCAAATTTCATTAGTCTACCTCAAACGGCAAATCATCTGGAGTCCAATCAGGATCATCATAATCTGCTGCAAAGACATCCTCAACTAATGTGAAATACATAGTCTTAAGATAAGCCTTTACACCACCAGACTTTCCATCTCTTCCTGTCCAATTGTAAGGACGAATCTCCAACTTAACATCCTTAATCTCAGCAGTGTCAATATTAGCTACTGTTGTCTCATTGAGAGGAACCTTATTGAACTTGCCATTCTTTTCTATAACCTGAATGATTCTAGGAGGATACTTTCCAAAGCTGACTGTGACGGATAAATATCCAACACTTCCTTCATCAGGATCGGAGGAAGGTCTAATCTTAACATTCCAACCATACTTTGCCAAGTTTACAGCGTCTTCCTCTGGAAGTCTAACTGTAAAGTTCCTTGATCCTGCCGGATTATAGGGAGGCTCAGCTCTCCCCTCAAAGTTCCTATTGATAATAACCGCATTCTTAATAATTAAATTATCTGTAACCATTGTGTTTCTCCTTTCAAACAATAAATGCTTCGACATCGCCATATTTAGATAATGTCTCTACTGCTTCATCAACTAATTTTACATAATAAGATTTGTCAATCTTGTCTTCCCATTTGTTTTGTTTAACTACCTCTGACTCAAGCCAACGATATCCTTTTGCTCCTGTAACAGAGTCCATCTTCTTTCCATTCTTGCCTTCTCTTTCAGCAACTAATAAGCCGCCTCCACATCCAGGCTTTATTGGGCAGAACAAACCAACTTTTCCTACAAACTTGTAGTTATGGTCATCAGAACTCTCGTTCATATCAAGATATATGGCTGTCTTTACAGATTTCGTTTCGCACATGTCCTCAAATTTAATTGCCTCTTTACTAAAGAGTGTCTTAAATACATAAGGCTGTGCAAACTGAGCTCCTGTTGCTGACCACCAAATATCATTGCCATTTTCATCCTTCTTAGGCTCAGCATACTTAGCAATGTATACGGAGTCATTTACAAGACAGAATTTGCTGAATATGTTCTCTATCTCAAACGAATATCCATACTTAGCACCAAACTCGTAAATAAACTTCTGAATCTCTTCTGATGGGTTACTTACTTTAATGGAATCAGTCTTTATGTGAATAACCTTAACTCCACGCTCTTCTAGAGCAAATTTAAGATCAACCATAAATAATGCTCCACGCTTTGCTACTATGTTATCAACATTTCGAATATCACGGAATGAATTATCATAAGATGCTGCAGTAAGACCATAAACTGAATTAATTACAATCTTAAGAGCATTAGAAAGCATCTTAGCTTGAGACTTATCAGTGAGATATGGCTTAAGCTTTCCATCAAACATCTGGCCAGCTTTATCATAATCACCATGCTTTATGGCAAGTCTTGCCTCAACTAGATTGTAGAATATCTTTGTATAGTAGTCTCCAAACAAATTCAATTCTTTGATACTATGCGGATGCATCGATGCTACATCAAATGTCCATACATTCTCATACATGCCTGGCTCAGCTAATACTAGACCGCCTTCACCAACTTCGATGCCCTTATAGATACTCTTCTTTAGTTTCTTAATTATCTTTTTGCCATCTACAACAACTTCAGTGTCAACTAACTTGAATTCGTATCCGGGGAATTGCTTACTTAAGTCTGTGTATACGAATGACTCTTGTGGGTGCTTATTATCCCCGAATATAATTCTAGCAGAATGCGAATTTGTAGAATGATTAACGCTCAATCCAGAAATCGATGCTATAATCTCTCTTGCTAAGAAGTCTGCCTGGCATTGCTTTGAATGGAATAATGCTTCTGTAGCTATTACATCATTGTCACAATATTCGGCAACCTCTTCCCATCTGGATTCCGGGACCGGTTGATCCCAAGGAAGACCTAATTCTTGGTGATGAATGCCTAATTCTATCTCCCATTTCTTAAGGCTTTGCTTCGTACTCATGAAATCATAAATATCAGCATAAGACAAATTATAAGCATTCATAAACATAGCATTATTAGCTACGCCTTTATCTCCAGTTACCAATCTTTGTGATAACTTGAATAGTGCCTCATTATCATATCCCATCATTCTAGCGTACAGCATGTGATTATCATACCTACGATTATTAAATCCAATCAACTTGTAAGTTATCAATCCTGCTATCGCTTCTGATGATGGATTAATCATTCTATATACTTGTTGTTCCCCATCGAACTTCCAATTTACCAGAAATAGATTAGGGAAGACTTCTACATCATAGAATACTATTCTGTCGTCATTCTTACTATCTACTGTACATTCTGGTTCCTTCTCTGATTTGAAATGCATCTTTGTGACCAAGGCCATACAATATTCTGCGTTATTGCTACTTGTGCTCGCAAAATATAATACTGCTTGTTTCATGTCTGACACATCATAAACCATGCCTGACTTGTACGCATCTTCCAATATCTTATAGATAAAATCTATACTTGGTTTCGTATTAGCGTGTATCTCCTTATTGAGATTCTTCTTAATCAAAGT